AAAGAATCCAGCATTTTTAGGCTGTGCTGATACTCTCCTACGTTGATGGGATATTGCCTGTACTGGCGAATCTGCAAAACGTGCAACTTTGTCCAGTGCTTCGTTAGTTCCGATCTTATCAATGAACTCGGCAACACCTTGACAGTTTGGCTTATTGGTTACAAAGTTTCGTAACCGGGTTGTCTTTTGTTGAAGCGCATGTAATACATCAGCGGAATAGCGATGTATATACGACGTTTCAATATCATAAAAATTAGCCATATTGTACCTTTTATAGAAATCTCATGCACGTTATGTGCATAAAGTTAAACTCACTCTTACCTAGAGATTATCCATAAAGGGTCTCAAGAGAATATTCAGTAGGCCGTTGGTTATCTACCTATTATCTCTTGTTCGGCTTTATCCTCCACTATGGAGGGGTGATATTATCGTACTCGTTTTTGTTGTGGATATGCTTGTTTAAATAGCCTATCCATCCTATTCATTGCAGTTTTGTGATTAGGATCTTTATTATCACGATATGATTTTGAAAAATCCTTATCAGCATAAAGAGCCTGAATCTCTTCCTGCGCTGTTTGCGGAGACATTTGATTTCGACCTAATCCTGTGCCTACCGCAAGTGCTTCTTCTCCTAATAATTGACCGACTTTTGAAAAGGCTTTGATCACTTCAGGGTGGTTGCCAAAACCAGAATCATCCATTGCCTGAGTCAATTCAGGAGTACCAAATTGGGCATAAGCTCTTCGGGCATAATCCAAATTACCATCATAATTCTTCCCCCAATCTCGTTGGAGTCCGATAGTAGTTTGAACTTTTAAGTCCTCTATAGCTTTTTCCTCATTTTGGGCATCTTCCTCTTGTATATCTGCAAAAAGACCTAACAAGTTATCTGCTTGATCTTGAGTAAGATTATTCTGGTGTGCGAAATCTTTAAAATCATCCAATACACCTTCATCATCTTCACCAAAATCATAACCATTTGCTTGATCTGGTCTTCCAAGTTTATTATAGATTTCATCCCAACTTTCTCCTTCTTGTGGAAGGGAGACGAGATTATCCGGGTTTCCTCCTATCATTTTGACTGCATTAACGTAGGACTTAGCAAGTTTGTCTACAGAGTCAAATGTTTGGAGACTAGGTTCATCCCTTAAGCCTACTGGCATAGAGGATGCGTTAAATTGAATAGTAGAATCTACATCAGCTTGCCCTGAATCTTCTACAGGAGCCATTTCTTCTGCCATATCTATTTATTGTTAGGGTTACGCTCGTCTTTCTACACGAGCTTGTTCCTGCATGTCAATTCTTTTTCTTATGGCTTCCAAATCTGCACCAACGAGATTAATAATCTCCATTACTACAGTTCTTTGGCCTTCTTGCCATGCAGATGTATAGGGGTCACTAGCATGTGAAGTACGAAAGACATAATGTGCATTTGCAAGCATTGCAATCACATCCTGCCCTTCTTCACCACTAAAGACCTCTTTAAAACTTTTACGCTTTCCTTTTTCCTGTAACCAGCGTGAAATCATGCCGCTTCTGACCTAAGTGATTCAGCTTTTGCCATTGATTCATTCAAATCACCAGCAACTTGTGCTTGTTGCATTTGAGCTTGTTCTTGTTGTTGCCTTTGTTGTTCTTCAACCATTGCATCAACTTCTTCTTTTGTTCTAAGATTCGATGTAGGTATTTGTAAGACTTCAGCAGTATTTGAAAGTATTTGCTGAGTATTAAAGTACATCGGTATAGTCTGATCTATTTGAGCAAGTGGCATAATCATCTCAAACAACTGATTCATTGAATTTATCTCTCCTGAACGCATTGCGATTGAAACTGGATTTATATATTCTATTTTAAAATTATTTTCCATTTCATCAGGCATTTCAGGTAATTGATATGATCTCATTAATACATTAATTGTTCTTCTAATTAGTGGATCAAGAAATTCTGCTTCCTGTCTAGCAAGAATTGGCCCAAGTATCGGCATTTTTTGTCTCATACGAGCAGACACTTCTGTAGCACTAAACCTCATTACATCCCCATCTGGAGCAACAGGGCCGGGTAGTTCTAATAGGTCAAGAAAATAACCTTCCCTGATTGCGGCAGTGCATTTTGCATTTAATTTCTCTGCATAATCAGGTCTTGCATTTGTAGGAGCTTCAAATATCATATCTTTGCCCCCTAGCCCGATGGAATAATAATTTATTGCATCCGGGGTAGTATCTAGGGGGTCTAAGAGTCCAGAATCCGGTACAAATAGAGGCGGTGATACCGATTTCTGAACAGCCTTTAAATATGTCCTATCAACTTCAGTAATAAGCCTAATATCTGGCATTATTTCCCAAGTTGGCCCTCTTCCGTAAATTTCCCTGTCAGATCGTTCCCATCTAGCACATATATAAGGCATCTCTTCATAACCACTGAAATTTAAAATTTGTTTTTTATCTTTCAGATAATGAATAGACACAAAAGGTTTCATAAACCCTTCAGGCAAGAAGTTCTGTACTGTCCAAGAAGGGAATACTGCATGAACAATATCGTATTCATCCAGCATTTTATCTCCAAATCCTTTCTCTACAACTTGTTCTGGTAGAGTTTGTGGATCGAATCTTGAAACTAAATCTTTTGCTGTCTGTTTGTAGTTTCTGTAAATCGTATCAATTTCCATTTCACTTCCAGACCCCAATACACAATCCGAAAGTGGGAAATTACGGAACCGAGGGCCAAATCCCGGTTGATCTTCAACAAAAACAATACCTGTACCAAATGATCCTGCTTCTAAATAATATTGAAAGACCGCACTTTGGAAATTAGATGCTGGTCTAGATATATGATGTTTTATTATGTTACTAGCTTCGTCTAACCATAAAGCAACATTACGATTTTTATCTAATTGACCAATACCTGTGGTTAATTGAAACCACTCTGCACCCATCGGTGTAAAGACGTTATGAATATTAGATGCAAAGCGTTTCAATAATCGCATTGCCGTTCCTTCAAACGCCATACCCATTCTATTATCACCTTTAGAATGAGTTGTAGTAAAATCAGAACGATGAGGGAGGACATATTCTGCCATCTCTTGCCACTCTCGCTCCCATGTCCTGCGATTGTTTTTTAGTTTTTCGTGGTGTCTGTCTATTACAGCACCTAAATCTGTATTTTGATCTGCCATATAGTTTAAGAAGTTAAGATAGTACTACCTTTAGAACCTGTAAGATCCATTTGTCTTCTAGAGAATTCAGCTTTACGCTTTTTCCCATAACCGCCACCTTCAGTAGATGCAGAAGAATTTGCATCACTTAACAAACTATCAGGTTCAGGCTCATCAGGAGAAGTCCCCACTTTCAATGTGGTACTCCATTTGTTATCTCTGAACATCTGAGCTAGGGCTGGATTTGAAAAGAAAACTCCATTGTAGTAGTTTTCATTTGGAATTGGGTCGTCACCACCATACGTTTTCTGGTTCTTAGGATTTATGAGGGTTTTTCCCATTATACCTCTCTATATTAAGATTGATTTACGATTAAGTTGTTAAAAGACTTCTACTACGTCCTAATGTACGATTCATCTGTTTTCTTGACTGTTCAGCAACTCTTTGTTTGCCATAACCTCCACCAACAGAACTTGATCTACTAGCACTTTGTAGTGATTGACCTAAAGCATTTTCAGAACCTGCTGAACCATCTTCTTCTGTCTCTTCCTCATCCGTATCCTCTGGATCATATGAAGTTTGTTGACCTGAATCTGTAAAATCTGAACTCCATCCTTGTTCATCAACTTCTCCGGGAAGTGTTGGTGGCCCTGCATCTGTGTCTGCTTGTATAGCCGCCGCAAATTCTGGTGAATTAGGATCCATATCCATAATATCTGTACCAAAATAATCATCTAAATCTTCCGTCCCCCAATCATTTCCAGATTGTGTGAGAATAGTCTGCTCTGGCTTTGTTGGAAGCGGATCGGGTCGTTTTGGTGCAATAGTTGTTTTAGGTGGTTTTACTATTGGTGGATCAGGTCTTTTGGGTGCAATAGTCGTTTTAGGCGGTTTTGCTACTTCAGGTGTTTTCGTAGGTAGCGGATCAGGTCGTTTAGGCGCTATAGTAGATGTAGGTCTTGGCGCAACAGTTGGCCTTGGTCTAGGCAAATTGAATCTTGGCATCATATTCCCTCCTTATCAAGACGTTAAAAGACTTTTTCTCTTAGAAGATGTTAAATTCATTTGACCTCTGGATTGTTTACTACGTGTATTTTTCTTATATCCTCCAGCTTCAGTAGATGCAGAAGAATCACCACTATGATAGTTCGACTCTAAATTATTAGTATCACTATTATTACTATTATTAGCTGTTATAATTGATGTAGCTTCTTCCTCTATTTTATCTTTAACAGGCTTGAATAATACTTGTGCAATATCATCTTTAGTCTCATTAAAAGAGTTTTCAAAATCTTTATATGTTTCTTGAATAGAAGTAACTGCCGCTTTTGTATCACCTCCATATAATTTATCTGCCCAATCTTTCGGTGTTCCACCAGTAGGCCCTTTACTTACAGTATCTTTTAATTTCTTGACGCCTTCTTTAATTACACTTGCTCCACTAGTAACTCCTTCAGTTGCAGTATCTTTTACTTTTTTAGTTACTGTACCAATTGATGCATGAGTATGCCAATGCCATTTTTTATGACATTGTTCTACATCACCTTCATACTCATAGGATTTGGAATCAGTCTGAACTAACTTATCATCTTTCCAGATATAGTTTACTTCTGTATAAACTTTCATATTATTCCTTTACTAACCAGTTAATATAGAAGCACCAGATGCAGGTGCGAGATTTGCATATTTTCTTCCTTTTTTACCTTTTCGATTTTGCTGATAAGCATCAAGATTTGCATCAGGATCAACTTCAGAAGATTCTAATACTGGAGGAGGAATCTTTTCAATTGCTTTAGATGCTTCTTTTCCAATTTCATTAACTACAGTCTCAGGACTACCGCCAAATATATCTTTATTGTTATCCATAATTTTTTTTACATAACTTGAAAATACACTCATATTTACCTTTTTTATTTAATTGTTAATAATTTAAGCATATGCTCTATCATGGTATTCAAAGTGATTATATTCACTTATAGCCCTTCTAGGCATTTTCTTAGCACGACTCAAAGATGCAAATTGCAAGGAT